ATAGAGAACAAATAAGAAATAAACAAGAAGCATTAAAACGATTAACCAAAAACAAAAAATTTAAATTATGGTTAAATAGAAAAGCTATAGAAATTATTGATAAGAAGACATTAGAAGAACGTGTTCAGGAAATGATGAACGAAGACAATATAAAAATGGAAATTCAGGAAAACGGAAAATGGGTAGATTATAAAAAATAATGGAAAGATTGAATTCAGACTTTTTAGAAAAAATCATAGTCAAGGGTATGACTAGTGACAAGGATTTCTTAGTTCTTGTTTCTTCTGTTTTTGAAGCAAAGTATTTTGATGATCCTTATATAAGACATGCATTCGATTTCTGTAAAGCATACTTCGGTGAAAATAATAATATTCCTTCTAAAGATACCATTATAAATTCTTCACAAGAGAATAAAGAAGGGTTAAAAACATTATTAGATGAAGTAGAACAAACAGATTTCAGCGTTTCGGATAGCTATAAATTTTTGCTGGATCAATCAAATGATTACTTAAAAGAAAAGGCTATTAAAAATGCTATAATTGAATCTGTGGATGAAGTAGAAGATCCTGAAAAGCGTAATAGGATACGTGACAGGATTGAAAATGCACTAGTTAAAGATTTGAAAATTGATTTAGGTCTTCATTATTTTCATCAATTAGCAGAAAGATTAAGAAGAATATTTACGGCAAGTGAAGAAAAAGTACCTACATTTTATCCAATATTTGATGAATTTATCAATGGTGGATTCCCTCCTTTTACTCTTAATATTTTAACAGCAAAAATTCATGGTGGCAAAAGTAATACAATGGCTAATTTTGCCGCTAGACAAGTTTTGGCTGGATATAATCCGGTAGTAATTTCTCTTGAGATGGGAGAAGACGCATTTGCTCAAAGGTTCGATGGTATATATTCCTGTATGGATATTAACAGGATGTACATGTCAAAGGATAATAAAAAGAAGTTATTCAATAGGCTTTTGAATATTAAAAATAATGAAAACAGAGGAGAACTGTTTATTAAACAATTTCCTACTGGAGAAGCTTCTGTACTTGACTTTAAGATATATTTACGTGAATTGATAATGCGAGATATACAACCACATATACTTTATGTTGACTATATTAATTTAATGAAGACAGCATACAAGACAGAAAATAATATGTATTCTACAGTCAAGAGAGTTTCAGAAGAATTAAGAGCTTTATCATTTGAATTCAAGATCCCTGTAGTATCTGTATCACAATTAAATAGAGAAGGAACATTTGTAAATTTTACAGAATTGGACTTTAACTATATTGCTGAATCACTAGGCGTTCCTGCTACCGCTGATTTTATGGCTATCTTGGGAACTGATGAAGACAATATGGTTTATCAGAATGAGATCCTTTATAAGATAACGAAAAATAGATTAGGTGGAAGAGTAGGACAATTTGATAAATTTTATCTTGACGCTAGAAGTTTAAAAATGTATGATAGCTCTGAACTTGATGAATGGATTGAGGATGCGGAAATTTCTGGAGATGACAGAGAATCTATAGATCAAGAAGCTTTAGAAGAAAAGAAAAGAAGTAAAAGTAAAAGGAAAAGGAGAGACTAATGCCTGGATTTGGATTACTTATGAATTGGTTGCGGGTTCAAGAAAATGAATTTAATTATTCCTCTTCTATATCTTCAACTAGCTCATCAAGTAGCTCATCATCTGATGGAAGAAGGTGGGATGTAATAGATTCCGTAACTGCTAGAGTGGGTATTAATAAATTAGGCACTCCGTATTTTGCAAGTTTAGAAAAAAGATTTAAAGAAGAACAAGAATTTTTTACGGAGGAAGAATTTGATGTCGATTAATCCAGATAATAATTGGTAGATAGATAAAATGTGTGATTCTCCTGAATTTATAAATGAGTATATGAATGAGTATGTGGGTAATTTTGATATAGGAGAAAAATCAAATACATCAATGCTGATAATGAATAAAAAAACTAAAGATATACAACTAATAATGACTGGAGGTGATTTTGGGTTTTTTGAAAAAGAAAATAAAACAATAGAATTTTTTAAAGAAGAAGAATTTAACTTATAAGCAGATGGGTTGAAGAAACCATAATGCTTGAGGAGGTAGTAATGTTTAAAAATTCGTATTATGATACAAAAAAATCAGTTATGCACCTGTGGGAACAAGTAGAAGGAGAAAAAGAAACTCACCATGACGAAATTGATTGGACTCCGTATATCTACATGCCCTCAAAAGAATCAAACATCAAAACAATCTACGGAAAATCAGTACACAAAAAAGAATTCGATTCATATTTTGACTACCATCAATTTCAAAAGACAAACAATGCTAGTCATTTGTATGAGAACAAAGTAAAATTTGAAACTCAATTTCTTGCTGAAAGGTATTACGGTATACCAGATGAAGATATTTTCGTACCTCCATTACTTATATACTATATTGATATTGAAGTATATAGCCCTGGTGGATTTCCAGAAGCCAAAGATGCTAAATTTCCTATAACTCTTATTTCCATTAGAAATAGCAGAGATAATGAGACAATGACTTTTGGATATAACCATCTTAATATTGAAGTCACTTATACTGGTGGAAGAGAAGGAGTAACATACATACATTGCGAAACGGAACATGATCTTATAAGAAGATTTTTAGAATGGGTATATCATAATAAATACGATGTTCTTAGTGGCTGGTTCATATGGGATTTCGATTTACCTTATATCATCAATAGAACAGTTAATCTTTGGGGAGAAGAAGCTGGTAAAAAAATGTATAGCCTTTTATCTCCTATTAATAATGTTCATATATGGAAGCAAAAAATGTCGGATGATATCAATATTGATATGGCAGGAGTTACAATTCTGGATTACTACAATGTTTATCGCTGGTATGGAAAGAAACTTGAAAGGTATACTCTGGAATATGTCAGTCAAAAAGAATTGGGAGAAGGTAAGTTAGACTATTCTCAATATAAAAATTTGAATGAACTAATGAAAAAGGATTGGAACCTATATGTTGATTATAACGTAGTGGATTGTGAGCGTGTTCATGACCTTGAAAACAAATTAGGATACATTAGAATGATTCAAGCATTAAGTCTTCTCTGTAAGTGTCCTATGAAGTATTACAATGCTCAAACACAATTGATCGAAGGGTTAATGTTGACTTACTACAGAAGAAATGATTTATGCGCTCCTCATTTTTACGGAGGAGATCAAGAACATTTCAAAGCCGCTCATGTTAAAGATCCACAAGTTGGATTATGGGAATGGGTTGTGGATGTCGATATCACAAGTAGTTATCCTTCTCATATTATAGCTTTAAATATGTCTCTTGAAACATTTATAGGTAAAATTTCTGGTATGCCTGAATATCAAGTAATAAAAAGTGTATCCAGAAGAAGATTCCCTGAATTTAAGATGGTTAAAGAAGATAAAGGAAAATGGAGAGTTGTAAAAGTTGAAGGAGAAAAACTAGCTAACTTTAATATGGCTCTTGATAGAGGTCTATTAGCAATTGCACCTAATGGATCTATATTCTCAACTACAAAAGAAGGAGTAGTAGCAAAGGTTGAGAAAAATGTTTTCTTTAAACGAAAAGAAGTAAAAGATAAAAGAGATGAGTATGGTCATAAAGCTAACGCATGTGAAGGACTGAAACAAAAAGAATGTAAAGAAAGAGAAAGAGAACTTGATTCATTACAGTTAGCTTTAAAGATTATGATGAACGCTTTCTTTGGAATTATTAGCGTACCATACTCTAGATATTTCAACGTCCATATTGCTTCTGCTATTACCGCTGGAGGTAGACATACTATAAAACAGGGAGAAATATTTTGTAATAATCTTCTGAATAATCCCACTCCAGAATTAATAGATCTTCTTAAAGAAATGTCAAACGGTGATGTACATAATAATCCAGATGTAGAAGAAAGAGATTATGTTAAGTACATTGATACTGATTCATTATTTGTAGGAGTTGGTGAATGGATAAACAATCAAGGATACGGAGATGTATGGGATAAACTTCTAGATGAAGATAAAATACAATGGATCATAAAAATATCTACTCAAATGGAAAAGTATATTGATAATAGAATTTTTCATGAAGTTCAACTAGGTGATTATAATTCTCAGGTGCATGATTTCAAGATTGGATTCAAACAAGAGATCATTGCTAAATCCGCTTTATTCGTAAAGAAGAAAAAATATTCCTATCATCTTGTAAACAAAGAAGGTGTACCAAAAGATGAGTTAAAGACTACAGGATTGGAGATAGTTAGATCTGATAGTTCGGAAGCAGTTAGACCACGTTTGAAAAAAGTCATGGAAATGATTGTAAAGCAGGAATCAGATTTAAATATATCTACTCAAATTAGAAAGTATAGAAAGGAGTTAAGAGAAATGACTCCAGCGGAATTAGCCGCAAATGTTGGAATAAATAATATCCGTAAATATCTATCTAGTGGTACTCCTATAAAGGGTACTCCTTGGCATGTCAGAGGAGTTCATAATTACCGTAATCTTTTAAGACATCTTGATATCAAAGATAAATATGAGGATATTTATGAAGGTCTAAAAGCAAAGGTTATCTATGTTAAGAAAAATCCTTTTGAAGTTGATATAATTACATTTCAAGAATGGCCTACAGAATTCGATGAAGTTTTACAATATGATCATGAAACCATGATTGATAAATTTTTTATTAACAAAATTCGAACACTTTTAGAACCTTTGGGTAAGGAACATATAATAGATAATGACGATTCAAAACTCAAGGTTTTCTTTTAGAAAGTCTCTACCTTAAAGTGGGTCATATATAAGTATCTGAATTTATTATATATAAAAATGTGCGATTTTGCTTGACATAGTTTATTATATAAGATATAATTAGTTATAAGAATGAAAAAGGATTTTTAACCGACTTAACAAAAGGCGAAAGCCGAAAGGAAAAAATCATGAGCAACAAAGTCTATGAAATCGTAACTCAGAAGGTTCTGGAAAGCCTTGAAAATGGTGTGGTTCCTTGGCATAAACCTTGGAAGTCCTTGTATAACGTGCGTATGCCACATAACCTTGTTTCAAAAAAAGGTTACAGGGGAATCAATGTTTTCTTGCTGGCTTTTGCCGATTATGATTCTCCGTATTGGTTGACCTTTAATCAATGCAAAAAATTAGGTGGCAAAGTTATCAAGGGTGAAAAATCCAGACTGGTTGTTTTCTGGAAAATTTACGATAAGGAAGTTGAAGTTAACGGAGAAAATGAAATGCAGAAACGCTACATTCTCCGTTACTACAATGTTTTCAATACTGAACAATGTGAGGATCTTGACTTGAGCAAAGTTGAGAATGATATTAATCAGATTGAATTTAATCCTATTGACGCATGTGAAGAGATTGTTGCGAACATGCCGCATTGTCCGACTATCAAAACTGGTTCTAATGCTTCTTATCGTAGAGATAAAGACATTGTTACCCTGCCGAAAAAAGAATCCTTTGACTCAGAAGAAGAATATTATGCAAGCTTGTTTCATGAATTAGCTCATTCTACTGCTCACATAGGACGATTGGATAGAGACAAAGAAGAAGATAATTCTTACAGCAAAGAAGAGCTTGTAGCTGAAATGACTGCCGCTATGCTTTGTGGAATGGCAGGAATCGAAAACAAAGTAATTGATAACTCTGCCGCTTATCTCAAACATTGGAGTAAAGCTTTTAAAGATAACGTGAAGATAGTAGTAGAAGCCGCTCAGAAAGCTCAGAAAGCCGCTGATTACATTCTTGGTGTAAAAACAGACTAAATGAGGATAATCTATAGGGAAAGGGTTGAATAAATGGAAGAAGATATAAAAAAATATGAAGATAAAGGATATTACGTAGCACTTAAATTTCCATCTGAATATGTGCTTATGTATAGAATTAAAGATGGAGCAAAGGTTAGAATATACGAAAATGGATATATTTGGGAATATAAATAAAGAAGAAGAAGAAACTGAAACTATGATACCATATGGTTCAGCTTATATCAATTCTAGTGGTCATACAGTAGGTCATAGAATAGTTTTTAATCCATATGAATTCAAAAAAGGAAAAAATAAAGGCAAGGTTCAATGTTATTATAGAAAGGGTTCAAAGTTTAAAAAAATAATATTGGATAATGATGATATAAAACTATTAGAGGAAGAGGAAATAGGGGAGTGATAACAACACTCCCCTTGGTGAAATCCCTTGTCGGTGGATTTTAGGAATAAGCTGACTCTCTATATCTCAATCTATCATCATCATCTCTAGCCGCAACTCTAGTCACTCCAGGTCTTGTAGTTGTTTTCGTTTCATCTCCAGTATCATCTGATTCAAGAATGTCAAAAACCATTCTATAATTCAATGAACCTTGTCCTGCTAGTGATCCATCTCCTGCAATTGCCTGATGATAAGTTATTCTATGTCTTAGAGCGGTATTGTTAGCTTGTTTTGCTTCCTCTGCTCCAAAGAAAAAATTCGTTCCTGCCGATGCTGATGCAATTTGGCTTAATGTCGATAATGTAGTTAATGCATTAAATACTGCTTCTTTCATATCTCTTCCTCCTAATTTTTATAAGAGTATGGAGGGGAGTGCTTCGTCTTTCACTCCCCCCCTGCTCCTCTTCTCATGGAAGGGGCTTCTTCTCTACCACACTTCCATGCTTCCTCAATACTATTTATATTTTTTTAACTCTTTTTCAATTATTTCTGATAAATTTTATATCCACTAGTTGAACGAACTATCTTGAATCCTTTATCTTCTAGAAATGGAATCCTTTGAAATCCTCTTGTGGATTGATACCCAAAGCAACAAAAATCTTCTATACGTTCATCTGATAGACTTTTATTTTCATAATTACTAATATCTTCATCACCTTCCGCAAATTGTTCAATAAAGAATTTACCTATTACTTTGTTTTGAGACATTAACGCTTTCTTTGCTGAATCGAATACATCTTTATTTCTAGTTATATGGAATTGTTTACCACTAGCCAATGTATAACGATTTACTTCTTGAATTATAGCAGTTTCTACATACTCTGGTACTACGTTTAAAACATAGGCTGTAAAACTCTTCTGATAGAAATTCATGATAGGTTTTTTATTACTTACTCCTTCCCAACCATCTTGACCACCATGAAAAGGATCATAGGCATATACTCTACAACCTTGTTCACGTAACCAATCCGCATTACGTCCATACTTACCAGCACCATAATCTAAAACGGTATCTCCAGATTTTATTAATCCCTTCTTGAATAACTCACGAACTGGAGGAGCAACATTTCCAGCAATTGAAGTTCCACCTTTCTCTAATGGTTTTCCCTGATAAAATCTATTACATGCTTCATAGATCATTTGTTCTATAGTTAAATAATTTTTAAATTTCATAATTTCTTTTTCAATTCATCTTTCAATGCAGTTAATTTATTTTTTCTTCTATAGTATAAAATTTTACCATATCCACCAAATGATCTAATTGGTACAAACTTTTTAGATAACGGTATGTGACTATTAAAAGTAACTCTATCTTCTAACTTTTCAATTCCCTTACAAGGATTATAAAGATATCTTAATTCTCCTCCACAAGAACATGGATGATGTAACTTTAAAAAATGTTCATATTTCTTTTCACATTTCTTACAGCTATATTCATACATTAATTAACCCCCAATTAATTTTTTAACTTTTATAGAAATTTCTCCTTGTCTATCCATTGACAGATTTTTAAACTCTTTCACTTTACTTAAAGCTTTATAGATAGCATCTACTAGCTTCTCTTCATTTAATTTGTTATCTATCTTCTCTAATAATTCATTCATATATACCTCTCAATCGTTTTTCAAATGGAGTCATCAATTCTATGTCCTCTTTTTTAAATGGATTTTTCTTTTTCTTCTTTCCATTTTTTTCTGCATCAGGATCTTCTTCATCCTCTGGTGGTGGTTCTTCTTCTTTTTCAGGATCTTCTTCTTTTTCTGGTGGAGGTTCTTTTTCTGGTGGAGGATTAGCTACATCTGGATCATCGTCCTGCTTTTGTTCGGGTGGAATGTCTGTTTTTGTTTTAGCTGGTTTAGTTGCTTTATCTATATTACTCCATTTTTCTTTCTTATCTCGTAGATCCTCTACAGTAGCGTCATTAGCATCATTCTCTTTTTTACTCTTCATTACTTCCAGAGCTTTGTTTATTATTTCTAAATAGCGTTTTACTTTTTCTGGAGCATATTCTCCACCTACTTCTGGTTCGTCAAGATTTAACGCTTTAGATACAGCATCTTCATTTAAAAATTTTTCTAATTTCATATTATACTCCCTTGTGTTCCTGTTCCTGGAATATGAGTAGGTGTTCTAAAAGTTACCATCATAGTACCTCCTAGAGTACGTGGTTTTTCACTTCTCATAAAAACCTTACCTCCAGAATCTATAGCTATAGAACTTACTCTTCCTCCACCACCATCTTCATCTCTAGTCAAAACTCTAACGCTCCATGACCCACCTAATTTTTCAATATAAAAATTCTTCTTAGATAATATTTCTTTTGCTTCTTTTTTCTTATCATCTTTATTTATAACTGAAATATCATCTGCAATATCTCTAATTTTTGATTGAATATCTGGTGAATTTGGTTTTAAATAAACAATCTTATCTAGTCCTTTCTTCTTTAAGAATTGTTTTACTTTCATTGCGGCTTTCTCTGTATCAAATTTTCCTTTAAACCCATCCCAAGGTAACATTTTATAAAGTTCGGAACTACCAAACATCCATTTAGTCTTGGCTTGTTTGATATTTACTTCCTTTCCAGATAACTTACTGTTCCATCCACTACCTTTAGGTTTAATATCCCAACCACTACCAGCATATCTGTTTTCCTCAAAATCAAGACCAACGGCATGTAACGCTCTAACCATTTTGGTTTCAAACTTTTTACCTACCTTTCCCCAATCATCAATGGTTTTTTCGTCAAGATCTATGTCAATGATATCCAGATCTTCAAGATCTTCTAAGTATTCTTTAAATCTCATATCTCTTTCTTAGCGGCTTTATCTGCCATTGGTTGTTTTTTAGCAAATTTATCTGCTTCTCCTTTGCTTTTATATCCACTTGATACAGGCATCCAATATTTACCTACACTACCTAAAGCATACCACAATTTATCACTAGGATTTTGTGCTACTTTATATGCTTCTTGAATGACTATGGCTTCATATGCCGATTGAATTTTTTCATTTAATTCATCTCTCATAATTCACCCCTTAAATATTAATCTCATCATCAATTTTAGTTCTATCTGCTCCCTTCAATTGAGTCAAAAATTTATTCATTGAACGATCACCAAACCAAAATGTTACAGCAGAAATTGTTAAATAAGTAACAACTCCCGTTGTATCATTGAAAATACTAACTGCTTGAGTTGCAGTTAAACTAATTCCATGAGTTTGCATTATCTTCCATGCTAATATAGTAATCCATGTAGTTACACCACATAAATATATAGTCAACATGGGTCTTATAATACCTCTAAGAAAATCA